TTCTAAGACTTGCTCAAGTCCCGCTGCTAAAGCAAGAAGAGTTTTTCCAGTCCCGGCTTTTCCAGTAATTGTAACAATGGGTATGTTTATATCGTTTAACAAATCCATAGCAAATTTTTGTTCTTTATTGCGAGGATGTACTCCCCATGCCTCACTTTTATAATCATTTATATTAATAAGGGGAGAATTATAATTTTTAAATTTTGCAAGTGCTGTTTTCTTTTCATTCTCATTTGAAACCAACATAATATACTGATTTGGGTGAAAATTGCTTTCTTCTTGCTCAATTGTTAGTTTTTTCTTTCCAATATAAAACTGATCTATAAATTGATCATCTACAAGATGTTTTGTAAATCCTGAAAACAACTCTTCATGCGTATCAATAACTCGATTCGTCTTATAATCTTCACTTGGAAAGCCTAAAGAATCGCACTTAACACGCATATTAATATCTTGAGTTACAAGAATTACTTTTTTTCTCTTGTACTTTGATTTTTCTTTTAAAGCAGTAGAAATAATTTGATTGTCAGGGTCTTCCTTTTCTAATCCATCAGGCATGTAGATCGGATCAAACGCTCGAACTGATAATTTTCCTGCGCCATCTGGAATGTCTACCCCAGTGTGCAAGTTACCAGCAGCTCTTAAATCATCAAGAATGCGAATAAATTGGCGAGCGTTAGCTCCTACTCCATCTTGACGTTTTTTGTGCTTATCGATCTCTTCTAGAACTTTTAAAGGAATGATTATATCGTCATCTTTAAAGGCAAAAATAGCCTTTGAATCAGCTAAATGGACATTAGTATCCAAAACATAAGTTTTTTTCATTAAAGTTCCTTACTTAAATTAAATCAATCAAAAAGTTATACCTATCATATATTTACTTTAAGATGAGAGTCTCACTATTCATAATTTTGCTTTCTATAATATTTAGCTCTTGCGCGAAGAATAAGAACAAGAAATTTATAGATGCTCGGTCATCTTTCGTAAATGTAATCACTGAAGAGAACATTACCATATGTGATGATGGTGCTTGCTATCAAAGAACTTTTAAAGGTTCTAGTAGCGGTGTGGTTGTTTCTTTCGACAATCAAAAAGTCGTATTAACAGCAGGTCATAGTTGTGCATCTAG